TGCACCATTCTTTAGACTTAACCTAGTTCTTTCTATGGTGGCTGGTCTACAAGGATCAGTGCTACTTATCTCAGCTAAACGAGCTGACCGTTTATCTGACGAGCTGCAAAAGTTTGACACTGAGCACTCAATCAAAGATTACAACTTAGACCTAGAGACACACGCTCTGGTTCAAGAGATTCACAAACTATTAAAGGACGACAAATGAAGATAGCACTACTCGCAGCCTTATCGCTTGGCGTTGCCAACGTATTCTCTGTGCTTATGGTTCAGGCTGAAGCTCGTGGTCGACCACACGTAGCAGGCATGACCGAAGTGGGATACTGGCTTGCCAACATTTTCTGCATTAAGACAGCAGTTAGTCACTTCACTTGGCAGTTGGTTTGTTTTTGTCTTGTTTCTGCGTACATCAGTACTTATTTCGCAACTCACCATGGCCATCAGAACATCGAGGATGTTACTGATGTTCGACAAGATAATGAATTGAACTCTTTAGAAGAACGTGTAGAGGTGTTGGAGGCGAAAGATGAACCCAGGTGACTTGGTATTTTGTTCAACCAAAGGAATTATCGGTAAGAGTATCCGATGGGCGCAACACTTCATGCCCGACTCAGAGTACTCAAAGTGGAATCACGTTGCCGTTCTGGATCGATTTGTGGATGGCAAGTGGTACCTCATCCAAGCCCAGCCGAAAGGTATCTCCGACAATCTAACTCTTGAGCAATCTGCTTTTGGAGGGACGTACGAGGTAGTGGAACTACCGAGCACGGTAGATAGAGAACGAGTACTTAAGTTTGCTCGCTCTCAGGTGGGGCTGAAATACAGTTATCTTAGCATACTTTCATGTGCCCTTGATAACTTTCTTCCCGACGCCATTTGTCTACGTAAATCCCGTACCTGGATCTGCTCTGGCCTAGTGGCTGGCGCTTTGTGGTATGGGGGGTTTCCCAAAGCAATGGAATGGCCTGACCTTTACTCGATTACTCCTGCCGAAGTTGCTGGAGCTTGTACAAATAAATAGTTGCTTGTGCCTAACTTGTGTGTTAGACTCCCTGATGGGCGGAACTAACCAAGGAGCGGCACCTTGCAGAAACCAACAACACACGTAATTATTCCTGATACTCAGGCGAAAGCTGGAGTACCAACAGACCACCTGAAATGGATTGGTCAGTACATTGTAGACGAGTTCCACGATGAACCAATTAAAATTATTCACCTAGGCGACCATGCCGACATGCCTTCTCTTTCGATGTACGACAAGGGGAAGAAGGCGATGGAGGGTCGTCGCTACAAGCAGGACATAGAAGCAGCTAATGAAGCATGGCGAATCCTTAACCAAGCCCTTACCGACTTCAACAAGAATCGTCGTAAGACCAGGCACGCAAAATGGAACCCTGAGAGGTACATCCTTCTCGGCAACCACGAAGATCGAATCAACCGTGCTGTCTCGATGGATGCACAACTTGAAGGAGTTGTTACCACAGACCACCTCGATTACGAACGAAGCGGATGGAAAGTAACTCCATACCTGCAAATTTTGTGGCTGGATGGTGTCGCATACAGCCACTATTTCTACAACCCCATGACAGGCAAGCCCCTAGGAGGCAACGTTGAAGCGAGACTTAAATCCGTTGGCCATAGTTTCACGATGGGCCACCAACAAACGCTTGCGTACGGGCTTAGATTCGTCGCTGGCAAGAGCCAACATGGGCTTGTCGCGGGCGCGTGTTATCTCCATGATGAGGACTATAAAGGCCCGCAGGGGAACGCCCACTGGCGAGGAATAGTAGTTAAGCACGAAGTGCGTGAGGGTTCATACGACCCCATGTTTGTCAGCTTGGATTACCTGTGCCGTCGCTATGAAAAGATGCCACTTGTGCAATTCATGAAGAAGAAATACCCAAACGTAGAGTATTCGTTCTAATGAGTTGGTCTTGGATACTTGCCATTGTTGGTTCCTTCGGTCTGTTTACCGTTGGTTCCAAGTTGCGTTGGGGTTGGTTTGTTCTTATTGTTAACGAGTGCCTTTGGGTAATCTATGCTGTACAGACAAAACAATACGGTTTTATTCTGTACAGTTTCTTGTACGTCATTATGTACATTCGTGCTATCCTGAACTGGCATGACAATGATTAGCGTATTCACGCCAAGCCACGACCCCAAGTACCTTGATCAGTGCTACCGTTCTCTGAACGAGCAGACTAATACTAACTGGGAATGGATTGTTCTTCTTAACGGCGATGCCGAGTGGGAACCACCAAAGGACGCACGAGTTACGGTCTATTGGTCTGTCCACAAGGGCGTTGGCGCTCTTAAGCGTGAGTGCATGGACTATTGCAGGGGTGACATTCTCCTTGAGCTAGACCACGATGACATACTTCTGCCTACTGCTTTAATGGACGTGGAGTACGTATTTGACAACATGCCAGAGGTGGGCTTTGTTTACTCTGATACCGCTCAGATTCTTGAGGACGGTAAGCCAGACGACTCCGAGTTTGACCCAGCCCACGGTTGGAAATACTACGTAGAGGACGGGTACAAGGGAGCTCTATCCTTTGAGCCGTACCCCCACAACCTCTCCTACATTTGGTACGCACCCAACCACCTACGTGCCTTTCGCAGGGCCGTATACGACCAAATAGGGGGCTATAACGCCAATCTAGAGGTACTGGACGACCAGGACTTGATGGCTCGTATGTACCAAGCAACCAAGTTCTACCACATTCCTGAGATTCTGTACTTGCAACGTGTGCACCCTGACAACACTCAGACAGTAAGAAATTCCGAAATTCAGACTGGCACCGTGGAGTTGTACCACCAGACCGTAGAGCGTAACGCTGTGGCTTGGGCTAAGCATGAGGGCCTGCTCGCCCTTGACCTAGGCGCACACCATAACAAGGCTGAAGGGTTCCTAGGCGTTGACCTACGCCCTGGTCCTGGCGTCGACTACGTTGGCAACATCTTTGACATGGACATTGCTGACAACAGCGTTGGAGTGATCCGTGCGCACGATTTTATGGAGCACTTGCCTGACAAGGTGGCGTTTATGGAGTGGTGCTACGACAAGTTAGCTCACGGTGGCATGCTTCTGTCTATGACCCCAAGTAGCGATGGACGTGGTGCTTTTCAAGACCCAACGCACATTGCCTTTTGGAACGAAAACTCGTTCTGGTATCACACCGACAAGCAATACTCGGACTTTATTGATGGCCGTGTACGTTTCCAAGTGTCCTGCTTACGCAGTTTTTTCCCTAGCAAGTGGCACCACGACAACCACATTCCCTACGTGCAAGCAAACCTTATTGCCGTTAAGGGTGTAACCCATGACTTTGGCGGTCATTTAAAGATTTGACACAGCTCCGGTAATTTGCTATCTTGGTTGGACTCTAGGAAGGAGTTGTATGAATCAAGTATCGAACCCGGTAATTACCTCACTACTTGTTGAGGAATTACATGTTAAAAGTTTAATTCCTAAGCCAACGGCTATGGGCACACCGCTTCGCTACTCGTCTGCATTTTCATGTGGTCGTCAGCAAGGTTATGCGGCACTTGACGTTGATCCAACGGAACCAATGGACACTGCAGGAGCTTGGGCTACAGGTCTAGGAACCATTGTGCACGAAGCGTTACAAGACGCTATTAGTCGTAGGTTTCCCTCTGCTCAGTTTGAAGTCCCATCTATGATAGGAGATTTCCTATCAGGCTCGTGTGACGCACTTATTGACATCTATGACGTTGGCACCAACTACGGTGGCACTCACGTTCTTTACGAACTAAAGACCATGGGTACGTACGGCTTTGACAAGCAGGTTGGTTGGAACCGTCTGCGTGGAACCGTATCAGCACCACAGGGCGCCTCTGCTAAAGCCGTTGCACAGGCTGGCATGAACGCCATAGGCATTGAGTTGGGTAACCCCGACATTCGCATTGAAACTTTGGTCATGGGTAGCATTGGCTTTGAAGCCTTGTCCATTAACAAGGCAAACAACATGGGTGTCTCTGGTGTTAATCGTTTCTTAGCCGAGTTCGAGGTACCACGCTCTGAGTGGGAACCACTTGCTCAGGGTGAGATACGTAGAATGGAAGGTTTTGCTTTTACCATTGACACAGGGTTCTTGCCTGAGCGTTGGGCGCAGGACGATGACAACAAGTTCATGAAGCTCGATCCTAACGGACGTGCATGGCAATGCGACTACTGTTCTTACCGCTCACTATGCCAAGACGACGGCGATGGAGTAATCAAGATTTCTAATAGTGCTTTAACTAAGAGAAAGGCCAAATAATGAAGTCACCTACGGTAACCATTACAGGCAAAGAAGTAACCATGAAGTTGTTTCCTGACCAAACGGACGGGGACAGTTGGGCAGTTGTATTAAAAGAGGGCGACGAATCAGTATTCCTAGCCCACGTAAGAAACTATGAGGCGTGCCTTGAAACCATGGAAACAATCATGGTGTCATTTGCGGCTCTTGGTTATAAGTTAGACTCAGAGTTCTAAGGAGAACATTATGCAAAGTCCAGAGATAAACGAATTAGCAAGCGCATTGGTATCAGCTCAGGCTGAGTTCAGTGCAGTACCGAAGGGGTCAACCAACCCTTTCTTTAAGAGCAAGTATGCAGGTCTGCCAGAGGTTGTGTCACACACAGCACCCGTGCTAGCGAAGCATGGTCTTGCAGTCAGTCAGTTCATCACTCACGCAGAAGATGGCACCGACTCACTACTTACCTATCTGCTCCACAAATCAGGTCAATTCATTGCCTACTCAATGATTCTGCACTTGCCTAAGTCAGACCCACAGGGTCAGGGTAGTGCGGTGACGTACGCTCGCAGGTACTCATACATGAGCGTGCTAGGTCTAGTAGCAGACGAAGATGACGATGGCAACAAAGCTTCACAGCCTAAGTCAGCACCAAAAGTCAAGGAACCAACAGCACTAGACAACATGCGTGATCTTTTGTCTAAGAAGTTTGAAGCACCAGCAGACAGAAAGAAGTATGTTGAAGGTCTTATGGGTCGTGAGTTGAAGTCGCTTAACGACTTGTCATCGGCCGAGATTGCTGGAGTTATCCTAGAGCTTTCATGAAGTACTGTAAGCATGATTGGCGTATCAACATAAGTGCACAGGCTCCAATAGTCCTGTGTCACTTGTGTGGT